AGCATATCTCCAGTGCCTAATCCAAGTCCATTGAAGGCCCAAGAGTGCAGCGTCCTGAACCATGGCAGATCTTTTCGATCTACATTGAACTTAATACAGGCTCGAGACACAGCTTCTTGAATAGCTTTCCGTGTAACGAAACATAACCAATACGGTCAGGCGGTGTGCCGAGGCGCATAGCTTCCTCGATCTCCTCCATCAACGTGTAGGTTTTTCCGCAGCCCGGGGGACCAAAGATAATTTCAGCGTTGGGTATCATTCCTGTACCCCTCGAGGTCTGCTGTCTAACCAGTCAATAACCTCGTCTTCTTTCCAACGGCTTGCGCTGCGCTTGCCGTCATCCTGTCCAAGAACGACAGGCTCGGGAAACTCTCCCTCGTTTACCCATTTATAAATGGTTGATCTCGAGACGTTCAGCCACTCTGAAACCTCTCCGACCTTTAAGAGCTTAGAACGGGACTTCATACTTATCCTCCTTTACGTCAATCTCTATGTCAGCGTCATCAAATGCAGGAACCCACCACACACGGATCGACGTATACTTACCGTCTTCACGTTTGATATTCCGTGTGCCATGGCACTCCTCGTTATGATTCATTTGTTTAAGTTGATCTTGAACCTGTGCCCTCGTGTATTGTGTAAAGCTTCGGTTCTTCAGGTATTCCATGAGAGCCTCGATACGGAACTTAGTCAGCCCCTTCTCGGTCCATGGTTTTCCAAGCTCCATCTCCTCTGGAGACATAGCTCGAATACGGCTTGTACAAAAATTTCTCAGGTGCTCACGGAACTGACCAGAGTATGTAAGTTCCTCCGAGACCGGGATTTTTGTAGCTGTCTGCATCATTCCGTTGATTGTTTTCTGCCATACCGATGGCTTCGGTACTGGTGGCATTGTGTCTAGCTGCTCCATACACGCACGTTGAAACAGCGTTGGATGTTGTAGTTGATCTGTTGATAGGACCAACCGACCACCATCGACGGTCATAAAATATAATCGAGGCTCCGACTGCATGATAGTAAGTCCATCTATTTTGGCTGCATCAGGAGCGTCCTCGCCTATGCCAAACTTTCTGGTACGACAGATGTCTTTGTTGCAGTGGTCCTTCAGTGGACACACATCACACTGGTAGAAATATTCTTTGCGCTCCAGAGATTTCTGTAGCTGCATAACCTCCGAGGCCGGGAGGGGTGGCTCACATAAGATACGATTGTATTCTTCGTGGTGAGACTTCCAATCGTCTGACCACTTCATCCGACAGTATACGCCCACCGCAAACATAAAAATGTTTCTGTTTTCTGTAACCTTGCCCAAGCTCGAGATCAATTCCAAGCAATACGCCCCATCACTGAAGTGTATCCGCTCACCACCGAAGTTCATCTCTGTCAACTCGGACATCGATACTCTGGTTTTCTCTGCTGCTTTTAGAAACTGATCCAATGTCATTGCTTCACACTTCTTATTGAAACAATACCGCATGGTTTCTTCTGCATTGTAATACGGTAGGTTGATAAAGTTTCCTAGATCTCCCCGGTCCTCGATAATCGTATCCTGTTTTGGAAACACCTCACAACCAGAGTGCCCTATGGCTGACGCCATCTCGGACAATAACTCACGGACCAGTGCCGCAGGTTCCCAGTGTTTCAAGAATAAAAATAAATGTGCACCGCCCGACTTCGATCTGCAATGGAGAAGGGGCAGCTTTAAATCCTGTATCTTTTTGTTCAGCGTCTTGTGATCGAGATCATAGATGTCGATATCCAAAGCACCAAACTTACACACATCACCAGAACGGATCGGTATCGAACCGATTCCCTGTTCGCCATTGATGTGGCCCTGTAGTTTTTCTGCTGTCAACGTTTCTCGAATCACGAAACTTTTGGCATCTGCCTTGCCGTTTCTACCAATGCGCCCCACGTTCGTGGCACCGTGGCCTTTCTGTGATCCTTCGAAGACCGCCAACAATTGTTCTGCTGCTGACATAAGTTACTCCTGTTGAGGTTAAAGGGGAGGTGCAAGAGTGAGCAGTGTCACCTCCCCAAAGCTGCTTAGAACGGTATCGAATCGTCATCTTTCCGAGACTCGGAGGGAGTCTCTTCAGGAGCAGCTTTAACCTCACCCGCAGCCACGCTCTCACGGAACGCTTTGGCTTCGAGCAGCAGATCACGGTTCTTAACCAGATCTACTTTTTCAATTTGGTAGTTGGCCCATGAACCTTGGTCATTGCTTTCCTCGGTTGTGGTCAACTTCCACATGGTTGCGTACACAGGCGGAGTAATCATCTGCCCGGTCTTCGGGTGTTTGATTTTCTGCATAGCGATCTGTGTCTTCCAACGACGGCTAACTTTTAGCTGTGTCGATTTCATGTCAACAACGACAGGCTGAAATGCACCATCCTCGTCAACAACTAGACTGTAATGTTGATCCGACTTCACCAGTTCGTTACCGTTTGGCAATATCTCCTTCGCGCCTTGGCGCTGAGTCTTTTGGAGAATAGGATCGTTAGCAGCAATCTCCCCATGGAAACCACCGCCCTGTTCACGAGGTGTGAACTCCAGATACTTAGTAGTCTGGTAACATGGAAGTAACACCACGCCATCCTCACCATCCCAGTACTGATTAGATACTGTGTTGAACATATCCCCGGAAGATGCACCCTCGATAAACTCAGGCTTCTTCTTATTCAACTGTGGTGACAAGGCTTGCAGAACTCGCAAGAAAGGTATTTGCATCTCCGAGCTTTCGAAGACTGCACCGTCCCCTGCAAATTCTAGTATGTCGTCCATCACATCCGTTGATACAGATGTCTCTTTCTTTTTTGCTACAGCGTTTGCCATTATGCTTTCCTCCTGATTTGTGCTGCGTTAGCTATGAATGCCCCGAACATATCGAGGTCAATCGGTTTACCATCTGTCACACGTTCCTTAACAAACGCTTTTAGAGTAGATGGGTGTACATGAGTCTTGGTCTTCGGATCAAAACCCTTCTCTTGCAGGACACCAATTGCGTCCCCTGCCATATTGTCTTCGCCTTTGCCGAACGAACAAGTCACGTCGTTCTTGATAATGTCGTCCAAGCCATTGTCACGCAGCCAAGCGAATGCCTCATCCTTACGGTCTTTTGGGATAGATGCATGCACCATCATCTTTCTCTCGACAGTTAAACCATCGACATCCAGACGTTCAACGCCCATCTCATCCATAAGTGAGGGTATGTTTTCCACAGAGAGCTTGTGCTTCTCAGCTTTCAATGCTTTCATGTGGATCTCCGCATCCTCGATTTGCTTCTCGACGTTGCGAAGTGTGCGAACAAGATCACTGAGTTGCTTTCCTGTTCCCGAATCGACTTGAGCAAGTGCCTCGCTCTCATCGAAGTAGTCTTCAAATATATCAGTCATGATAAGTTTTTTCCTCTTCAGGGTTGAAATTTCGAACCAAACGGTCCATGTATTGGACTATATAGGGAGAACTAGATGGATTACAAGTACAAATTTAAAACAAAACCGTATAAACATCAAAAGACTGCTTTGGAGCTTGGTGGACAACGGAAGTCTTTTGGTTACTTCATGGAGATGGGGACAGGTAAATCAAAGGTCCTGATCGACAACATCGGCATGCTGCACATGCAGGGGGAGCTCGACTTTGCCCTGATCATTGCACCAAAGGGTGTGTATCGCAACTGGACCTCGAAAGAAATTCCAGAACATATGTCAGACGATGTACCTGTTCGTGTAATTCGGTGGGTCTCCGGGCCAAACAAAAAGCAGCAAGCAGAAATGCATTCGATCAAAGATAAGTTCGAGGGACTGACAGTGTTTGTTATGAACGTCGAAGCGTTCTCCTCGATCAAAGGTAAACAAGCCGGGGAGTGGTTGGGTCGTGCGTTTGGACATCGAGGTATGATTGCAATCGACGAATCAACGACCATCAAGAACCATCAAGCCAAACGCACCAAAGCTTTGACAAAGATTGCACAGGCATTCAAGTACAAAAGATTACTGACAGGGTCTCCCATTACAAAAAGTCCGCTTGACATTTTCTCTCAAGCAGAATTCCTACAAAAAGGACTGTTGAGATACGATTCTTTCTACGCATTCCAAGCTCGATACGCTGTGCTGCAACGCAGAACGATGGGCGCTCAGTCCTTTAATCAGGTTATGGGATTTAGAAACCTCGAAGAGCTAACAAGAATGATCGATGAGTTTTCGTATCGAGTCCTGAAAAAAGATTGTCTGGATCTACCAGAAAAATCATACACGGTCAGATATGTATCGACCACCAAAGAACAACTCGAGATGTACGAAAGTCTCAGGCGTCACGCCATGGTGCTGTTCGAGGATGGAGAGATGACATCTGCCCCGGCTGTTATCACACAGCTACTACGGCTCCAACAAATTTTGTCCGGGCATCTCAAGACGGACGAGGGTGAGATGGTTACCTTCCCATCGAAGCGCATGGACGCACTGGAAGAGATCCTCGAAGAACACGACGGTAAGGCTATCATCTGGTCGAGATTCAGATACGATATCCAACAAATCGTAGAAATGATTAATAAGAAGTTTGGCCCGGGCACGGCTGCTGCTTACTACGGTGACACCCCGGACGATGAACGGGTCAGAATCGTGCAAAACTTTCAGTCGCCCTCGAACCCTCGGTTCTTTGTTGGTAACCCGGCAACCGCAGGATACGGACTGACATTGACGGAAGCTAATCTCGTGGTCTATTATGCTAATGACTTTAACCTCGAAACTCGGATGCAGTCTGAAGACCGGGCGCATAGGATTGGACAACACAACCCGGTGACCTATGTAGATCTGATGACCGAGGGGTCCATCGATGAGAAGATCGTCAAGGCACTTCGGGCCAAGATCGACATAGGTGCAAAGGTATTAGGAGAAGAGGCACGTCAATGGCTGACTATGACCCCAAAGAAATAACCAAGCTGCTCGAAGAGCGATGCACTGGTTACGCATCTGAGAAAACAACAGCAAAAGAAATTGCAGAGTTAACCGGGCTAGACATCGATGTCGCCCGGGCATTCTCTCGAGGATGGTCGCGCATGTCCGCTATAGATATTCGAGGATATCGAAAGGGACCTGACTGGGTAAATAAAAAATTCTTGCCTGAAAATTAATCTGTGGTAGTCTTGCACTACCTTAAACTGCTTGCATTTATATATAAATGCACCTCAATAAACTATAGGGCCGCAGTATTCCTGCGGCCCATTTTTATTTTAGACTCTCTATTTCTTTCAGCAAACGATCAACTTGCTTTTGAAGAGCCTTAATTTTTCTTGAGTTGTCTGGTTTTTTGATGACAGGTGGGGCAGATCTCGTAGTCGTATCCACTCCACCCGACACCCCCCACCTTTTCCGGGCTGCGGCGTTCTCTTTCACCGCTGATTGTTCCATCAAACGTTTCAAGAGGTCTTCTCGATCCACCACGTTTATCCTTCCTAACAAAAACTAATTGGTGACGTTTGGCAGTATCGTATACAGCTTGCGAAGAAACACCTAAATGTTTTGCTGTCTCCGCAAGCGTGTATCCTTCACTGGCACACTTCTGATAATCTTTAACTGTGTACTTCCATTGCCTCATCTAATTCATTCTCCTCCATACCATAGGTGAACGCATGCAACGTGTACGCCCACAGAGTAAGCGAAACACGCTTCTGATTTTCTGTGGACTTTATATCAGCTTTCACAATTTTACCAGACTTGTGTAACCTCGATAGTTCATCTCGAATATCTGCGGCTACACCATAGCTACTCCCCAACTCGTCACAAATCTGACGTGTTGTTATGGGAATCCAGTCTCCATTGTCGTCACACCACCCATCGAGGACATCAATTATTTTTTCCTCGAGCGTTGGTTCCTTGTTGACTTGTATAATGTTTTCGGGCGTAGTCGCCTCCAGAGAACCTATGAATTTACAAGACACAGCTTTGAAATCTGTCTTGTCTCTATGCTCTGGGTGGTTTGGCACAATAATTAGCTCTACTGTGTCACCCACTTCAGGCACATAACCCTCCCGATAATTCTTCGGACTGATAAAAACTTTGGTTCCGTCTTCGATGAGCCCGAACGCTGCGCCCGGACCCTCCATGTATTTAGAGTAGATTACACTTACTACTCCTGCCGTTACTTTTTGCATTAATCCATGCATGTTATATCAACTTTCCAATTGTTCTAAGTTCTTCAACGTATCGCTTGAGTTCACGCCTCGCGTGAAACAAACGCTGCGCGGCATCACTATCCGCGTCTCTTTTCAGTGACTCGTCAATCCATCGGTTTACCTCTCTCTTTAAAAAATCAACCTGACCCCGTTGAAACGGGGAAAGGTATTCAGGATTCTCGGACATTTGGATCCTCCACACTTGTCTCGAAAACACTGATGTTATCTCCATGACAAATAACGCATAGAGACTTGGTCAGTTGCTCCAAGGTTTCTACATCCATTGGAAACTCTGCGGCCTCCCATTCAAACTGGCAATCCTCGCAGTACAGATCCAATGTTTTCCTTCGACCTTGCGGCCCCACGCTTATGAGCTTAGGCATCCACTACCCTCCAAACATAACAGGGACTACCGATCTCATAAATGTGATCGACCTCGATCTTCCCTTCTTTGTGAAACTTCGACATGTAGTATCGAACCGTGGATATTTTAATCCCTGTTCGATCTGCCAGTTGAACAGACGTTCCTATGTCACGCCCCAGTTCATTGAGCAGTTTCTCTCCACGAGTTAGTGTATCTGACATTTTGAATGATCTCCTATTTTTTCCATCCAGTTTTCTTTTGACGCCTGAAGCATCATTCCCGCCGCCATCTTCATGTCCTTACTTGTCCAATACTTCTGGGCAATATTCATGATAGTAGCCATGATTTCCGAGTCAGTCATGTCCTTCGGAAATAAAGACATCATGTTATCGAACCATGCGGCTTTCTCGAACTTGTCATCAGGTAGATCAAAATTCTCTCGACACACCATAGACATGATCACGTTTTCCTTTGGAAGGATCGACATATGTTTTTCCATCTCCTCCCATGTATCGAAGGTGATCCAATCTTTCTCAGTCACCTTGCCGTCTTCAGTCTTAAACCAAGATACTTGGTACAATTTACTTCTCCTTTTTTTCTATTTTGTTAAGCAGATGTTCTGCTGTTTGTAATGAACCCAAAGCCTTTGGATCCATCGCTCTCATCATGCCCTCGAACAGATGCTTTGGCATGTCATCCTTGCATTCGATGTACATGTCCAACATCAACTCTTCGAGGTGCTGCCGCAAACCAACGAGCATCATCAGCTTGTTGGTTGGTGCGACATTCCCTGAGTTGAGATACTCTTCAGAAAATCTCAACACTGGTTCGAAAGGATAATCTTGATTGAGTACAAACTCCAAGATCTGTAGCTCCTTTCCAAAGGTCGTCATTGCATTGTCTCCTTCTCAACATCATCCTCGTCCACGTTCCACGCCAACTCAACAGTTATGTTATGGTAGTGGCAGTAGCCTATCGATGCATATGTTTTCTGAGGATCCTTCAAATGATCCCCGATCAACGCATGACAACCACTGGTGTCATCCATCACAAGCGACAGGAAGTACCCACTCTCACCATCGGACCACGAAACAATCCGACCTCCATCCGAAGAGGTAGTGAACTCTTCACCTATAGCACGAGTTAACCCCGATATTGCCCACACGAAATCACTTATCGTGTCAGGCATGTGATTGCTCACCATTTTATCACCATTCTTTTCGGTCTTCTTCATTTCTCCATCCTTCCCAATATGCCTCGATCTCATTTTCTGACATTTCTTTTTTAGGTACAACATCCGCACCTATGTTATCCAACCACATGTGTGGCTCTGGCTCCCGACCATAGTATCGGTCTGCGGCCCCACGGTCTGAGGCTCGATCCTCCCGATCCATCATCCAAGCTTTTACTTTACCCATCTTCTCCCTCCTTAATAA